AAGCATACCAACCCAAAAGGGTCTGAACTGCGGGTGTAAATAAAGAGCTTATCTGGGGGGTTGGGGTGTTAGCGTTATCGATGATTTACCCCACCCTGGGGTTAGGCCGGTGGGGGGTGGTTGGTGGTTGGTGGTTGGTGTGGTGGTCTGTTTATTGTTTTGGTGTGTTTTTGGGGTTGTGGATGCTGGGGTTGTGGGGTGTGTTGCCTTTGGTTCGGTTGCATTGTGCGTGGGTGGCGGCTAGGGGGGAGTCTGAACCGAGTTGTGGGTAAAGATGGTCTGCTTGTATGGTGTCCCCTGTGGTGAAAGCTTTTCCGCAGAGGTAACAGTGTGTGGAATTTTCACGGGTTGCTTTGGCGTTGGCATGATAGTTCCCTCCGTAAAGGAATTGTTTCTTCCGTCTACGCTCGGGGGTGATGATTGGTGTGGGGAGGTGGGGTGTGCAGTATCCTCTTGTGTTTCTTGTGAGTGCCCCACATTTTAGGCAGGGACGGTTGAAGCCCATTAGGGGTGAGTGCCCGAGTTTTTCACCCAGACTCTAATCAGGTCGAAGAAGTGTGTGATGCTGAGCTCTTGAGCCCTGGTGAAGTCTTCCGGGTTGAATGCGAGTTCGGCTGCGTCTAACAGAATGTGGATGTCGGTGCCGTCTTGTTGTTGTCGTGCTTTGCGTAACGCTATAAGCAAACCTATGGGGAGTGTGAAGAAGTTATCTACTACAGCCCTATAGTGTTCGGTTTCTATTTCAACGTATGGTGGCAGGGTGTTATGGAATTTCCATGCGTCTGGTAGGTCATCGCTCGCGGTGGCATTCACAACTTGAACACTGTCCCAGTAAAGTCCACATCCTGCTCCAAAATGAGCGTCGCCAACCCTGGAATAGAATCCTCACCCGACTTCGCACGAAACCAACCCGAACCATTATCCATCGTAGGAGCCATAACAATAAACCGTGAAGCAACACGATCACCACGGTCAACACTGCCCAACTCCGTCACCCGCAAATGATGCCAATGCCCATGCACCAACAGGGAAGCGTCAGCGACCGGCTGACGGCCAAACGCCTGCTTCCTCCACCAATCAGCCACACCCGCCGGAGAAGACGCCTGATGCCCATGCATAACCCCGAGAACATGGAAGCCATCACCAAACACATCGATAGCGAGTGACTCGTCGTGCGGTTGAGGTTCAATAAAGTTAATATGGGTTGCGCCAATTTCACCAGCCAAACGTGCCAGTTGCCTACCAATAAAGACGCCCCAGTCGTCGGTGGGTTTGCCAATCTGCTTCCCGTTCGCAGCACGAAACTGGCAATGATTCGACCCCACGCTCGCATAAGTCATGGATGGTGTCAGCTCTGCAAGTTTCCGCAACGTCTGCCAAGCCAACGTAGTCGCCACATCAACCTGCTCCATAATGCTCAAATCGTTACTGTAAAGCTGTTGCGCACTGTTCGCGTTGTAAAAGTTTTCCACCGTATCGCCAAGGTCACAAAAGATAATCTGTTCCGGCTTTTCACGCTTCACCTGATCGACCAGACGTGCCTGCATCAACGCAACACGCTCCAACAAATCATCGGTACCGCCACGGTAGTCAACCTTTCCCACCTGCAAGTCCGACCACAACACAACAAGCGCTCGAGGGTTACGGGTTGGCAATTTTCTTGGGGTGAGCTTCCGTTTGCCCTCAGCCATCAACAACGGCAAGTTCACGCCGGAAGACTTACGGCGGAAAGTAAACCGGTAGGAAGTCAACCACTCCCCATCCCAACGCTGCCACCTCGACGTGCGCACCGGCGGAATCACATCAATATCTTTCGGATCCATCCCCGCATCAATCAGAAACTCATCAAAGTTTTGCGGTTCCTGCGCATACCCTGGTGTTGTTGCTTCCCCCTCATCACCATCGAAACTTAGGGAAGGTTTCACCTCGTTCGAAACTTTCACGGCCCTTGCAGGTTGCAAATTATCTAACATGATTACACCCTATCTATTGAAACAAGAACACTCGCGGTTGCGGTGGCTCCTAATCGGTGTCTCGCTCAACTTCAAACCGCGTTGGGATAACGCCCTCGACAATGTTTTCACACCCCACACGTCAGGGCTCCCAACCGCAGACTCCAACACCAGCCGGTCAGCCTCGTCAAGGTCTTCAAGGATACGGCGCACACCACAAGCCCGCACCTGGACGGTTGGTGTTAGACCCTCAAGCATTCTCGCGTGTGGTGTCGATAAGCCGGTAGGCGACCTCCAACAACCAAGGGTTCAAATTCTTTACCGATGCACACTCACGCATCACCGCGGCAAGAGCCCCCCGAATGTTGTCGAAGTCCTCATGCCACACAAGGTTGTCATCTGCAAGCAGGTTCGCTGCTGTAGCGTATGGTTCGAAAATTTCATCAGTCATCATCCTCGACCTCAAGGTGAGCTGATAGCTAGAGTCTGACAAGATAGGTTCCCTTCCCGTAGGTTTACCTAATCCTAGTCCGGTAAATCAAGAAAATCGAGTGACTGAAACGCCGTGTTATCAAATTGTGACAATTCGTTGACTCTTACAAAACAGCCTGGCTCCCGAGCATCCGCATACACTTTCCAGGCGAGCACCCTAATGATTTGCGAATCATCGTCATAGACAACCCCGGTGAGTGCGTCACCGACCCCGCGAATCAGTTTGTCGACGTCGGGAGGGACGATCGGGTGCGCACGTTTCGTGACAGTCACGGTCGAAGGGCGTTCCAAATAAAACATGACCTCAAGCTCCACCGGCCCAGACGTGCGCGCCCACCCGTTCACTGTCACCGCGAACTCTGCCGCAGCCCTCACAGCCTTACGCCATGCAGGCAAAAACTTGGACGCCTCCACAAACCTATTATTGCCAATGCTTTTCTTAGACCCCTGTGGTGCAGGCCTACCTAAAACATCAAAGGTTATCTCCACGCCTCTCAGGATACCGCTTCAGGTTCGCAAACGACGCGAGAACCGCCAACACCAACAATGATCCAAACACCCAGCCAAGCACCGACGTCACGTTAGTGGGCACCTGGTAGGCCAACAGCATGAACGTGACACCCATAGCGAAGACCAGAATCTTCCCGCCGGTCTCCATTAGAAGGGTGCCTGGCTGTTAACCGGTGTAGCCTGCCCAATCGTCGCTGTAGGCCACTGCTCCATGATTGCGGCCTCTTGCACTTTTCCACCATGCGCAGGTGTAATACTTTCCGCCCGCACCTTCACACTGAACCCGGTTGTACCGTCACGCTTCTGAAACACGTTCGTGCCCGTAATCCGACCGACCACAGTGACTTGGCGCACATCATCAAAGGCGCCCGTCTTGTCATCCGTCGTGCAATCATACAAAGTCGAATCGACCTTCTCCCACTCACCAGACGCATTCTTACGGTTCACATCCACCGCAACTTTCACCGCACGACCCCACTCAAAATCTGCAACATTCTGCAACCAACCCGTAACAACAACCTCAGCCTTATTAGGAACCATCTTCATCACCCTTTCTCGAAACCAACAACATGCTTAGGATTACAACAATCATTATGCCCGCAAGCCCTGACACCCGCAAACACAGGCTTACCATCATCATCCACAGGGGTAACATGATCGGCCGCATAAAAGCCCGCCCACGGTAAACACTTCCCCTGCGCAGAATGGACAGTCTGAACTTTTCGTGCCCTACAAGACCGACACAACACAATCTTCTTACGGACACTATTGACAGACCACTCAATACCGCAACGCTCACACTGCACCACCGGCATTCAGGCTACGCTCCGCCGCACGCATTTGCGCTTCAGTAAACACATAATTCTTTACTCTAGTACGTTTCACCGCAATTTTCACCGGCTCCACAACCGTCTCAACCGTCACAGGTTCGCTGTGCGCCTCCACACGGGCCAACATACGATCCTTCGACCAATACTTCTCCGCCTTCCTAGCAGACGCCCCAGCCTCCAACAGGGACTCCCGCGACAACGGATGCTCAGCCATCAGCTCCCCCATATCAATCCCAAGCTCTGCAGCCCAGCTAACCTCACTCATCACGTGCCTTCGAGGCAACTACCAACTCAGAGTTTATAGGTGAAACGCAGCAGTTAAAGTCTCCCAATATCGGCGAAGCAAAGCTCATAACCCTCATCATGCGCCTCCTTCCTCACAAAATAAAGCCAATCATCAAAAATCACCCCATTCTGAGGATCGTCGTTGTGCGCAGTGTACGCAGACAAAAAATGTTCCCGCACTATTTCAGTAGTTAGCCGTTCACTCATTGTGTCCCCCTATAAAGCGAAATAATTTCTTCGCGAATACGTGTCATGTCCCAACTAGTTTCTTGCCTCATGCGCCCAATAATGCGCTCTGCTTCTTCCCGAGAAAATCCGATTGCTTCAGCCGTTGCAAAAGTTTCGTCCAATTCGACCCATGCTTTTACAGCCTCACTCATTGTGTCCTCCTTCTGTTTCGGCTTTGGCTATTAGGCCACGCAACTCTTTCATTTTGGTATGCGTCCAGTGTTCAAAAGTTTGCAGTAACAAATAAAAATTGGATTTGTCCCCCTCGGCGCTTCCTTGGCTTATTTGGAGACCACTGTAGCACCCGACACGAACAGAGGCCACCCACCCGTTGTGGCCTTCAGGGAAAAACTCTAACTCGTTACAGGTTGAACCGCAAGAGTCACAAAAATAGTCGTCCCCTAAAGCCCAGGTTGTAGGTTCTTGCCCATTCATTAGTAAGTCACATCCAGTCCTTCATAGTAGGCTTCTTGCTTCACGGACTCAAGCCACTTATCAAAACCTTCTAGCCCCACCCAGTAAGCCTCTACGGCTTCACGGACATGGGCAGTAGTTAGGTCACCACTCATTGTGTCCCCCTAATGATTGTGTTGCACATAACCCTACTGTATACCACTAAACACTTGCCGGCGACCGCTCAGCACCCTCAACATAGATATTCGCAACCGCCCACTCATGCAAACGATCACCAGACAAATGCGAAACCCGACTCGCCAAAACAGCACAACAATCATCACACCTCACAATCGCCAACCCATGATCCCTACACACCGGAATAGGGTCAGACCGCCACGACGACTCCTCCAACCGGCGCGACTCCGAATCCGAAGAAGAACCCTCACGCTCAGCAACCCTCTTAGCACCCGCAACAACATGCCCGACACTCAAATAGACGTCAGGTTTCGTCGCAAAATGTTCCTCAACGGCAACCCGAGCAAAAACCGGATTCACACCACCCAGGATGCGCGACCACGACTCAACCACATCATCAGATATTTTCCGCTGATCTAAAGCTGACACCAAAGTCAGTAACGCTCTCACCTGTAACTTGTCCACGTTCAACCTCTTTCGTATTTTCTAGTAATGACATTGCGTTTCTCAGATTTTCGACGTTCCGCTCCGAGTTTGTTTTATCCCTATCCGGTTTCTGATAAGCATCATCACCCCACCTGTCCTGATTGAGCCAGGTTGTCGGGTGTGGTGTGAAGTCGCTAGGTCTGTGAGGGTCGTCACGGAAACGTGTCACAGCTTCGAGCAACTCATTAGCGCTCACTCTCTTAAGCGCTTTTGCAAAAGCAGCTGCTGCTGACCCTTTGCCTTTTTTCGCTGGGTAGATATCCCAAAACTGTTCAAATAGTGGTGAAATATAGTTAGTTGGTTCTAGTTCTCTTGGTTCTAGTTCATTGGTTCTAGTTAGTTCGACACCCGTGTCCACCCCCCTAGACACCCGTGTCGACCCCCCTGGACTCTGGTGTCCACCCCCCTGGACAACGCGGAGAGTGTAAATAATTGAGCTGTTAGTGCGCTGCTGTTTAGTCATTGCGCCTTGCTCGACAAGCTCTAGCGCAGCACGATCCACCGACTTAGTGGAGCACCTAAGCCGAGTCGCTAGCGTTTCGCGCGAAGGGTACGCCTTATGGGTGTCGTTGTCTGCATATCTAGCGAGCACAGCGTAGAGCCGGACGGCCCTGTCTGAAATGTCGAGGTCTAGCAGCCACTCGTCAAGGATGGCGAACCTGCGTTCAAGCCTGATTGTTTGTTCCATTGTGTGCCTGTCTACCGGCTACAATGTAAGTAGCCGATGCTCATATCATCGGTTTTCTGATGGGGCGGGTTTCTTTGCGGAGCCCGTCCTATCTCTTTAAGTATACCCTAGAACGGTTCCTTCACTTCGTGCTCCACCCTAGACCCATCCGGCAAAAGAATCCACCACCGATAACTTGTGCAATCAAACACCGGCCTCGAGCAGAGCTCCCATGTAGCGAGCTTGTGACCCCACCCACGCGCATCACGCGCCACCAACAAATCAGACTCCATCGCCCCGTTATACAACCCGCACACCAACATCAGATTGTCGAGTGTGTCCAACAGCTTCGAGCCACCCATGCCCCGATTGATTCGATGATGCGGCACCAAGTCTTCCTCGAGCCCACAATGCCAACAATGCGGATCCCTTGCCCGCAACAACCTCAACGTCTTCACAGGGATAGCCATAACCCAATTCTATCGCACCCACAAAACGTGCATTAGAGCAACAGACAGTGACAAAACTGCCCCTAGCGTGACACTACGAGAGTTAGTGTGAATAGTGGCTTACATTAGTAACAGTTTCGGGGTTACTGTGGGGTTTCTCCGACATTGCATCATGTGGGATTTTCACCACAGCCTTACTTTCACCACAGCCCCACTTTTACTTATAAGTAAAAGTAAAAAACCTTATAAGTAGTGCTCGAACTTATAAGTGAAAGCAATAAAGTATGTCTAAAGCCCTACAGGATCTACTTTATTGTGTCTAAACTATATTTCTAAAGCGGCACACATGTGTCATATGTGTACCCAATTAGGTACAGTTGTGCCAAGCCTGTGCCACTTCCGGTGCGGTGTCGCCTAGTTTCGGGTACAGATAAAGTTATGTGTCACGTTCCCTGGTAACTTTTGTTTCCGGTGTTTTTGCTCAGGTGAACTGTTCGGGAATACCGAATAGTTGCCACTTACCCGAACAGAAAAACGCATACAAATTGCAAACTTGTACAAGACGATAGCTACCTGTACCAAAGGATCGCATGGTTAGCTTTGGCAAGCACCCTTCTCGCCCTGGTATCTGTGGTCGCGACGCGCAAGAATAGTTGAGTGTAGTGGAGGTTATTATCCAGAAAGCACAAAACCCCCCGCATTTCTACGGAGGGCTTCGGCGGACAACGTGCCAGGCTCATGGTAACCAGTGTCCCAACACGTCGTAGCAACACACTACCAGAAACCTACAGGCACACCTCAGCCCGCACCAGCAATAACACGATCCAAAAGGATAGGGGTATAACCTGTATGCTCCACGCTAACATTTATATACCAAGGGTCATCAAGAGTTTTATCGTGAAGATGCCCATGAATGTTTCCCTTGAAACGATACTTTTGGGAATCATGCACCGGAATGTGGCTTAGCAAAAAACCGGCAAGCTCCTTCGTTGCAAGAACGTCACCAAAATAGAGTGCATAATCTTTCAATTTACTGTTGTCATGGTTTCCGCGAATCAAAGTTTTGTGACCGTTCAACCGTTCAACAATCGGCAGCTTCGCTTTAGATAATGTCACATCACCAAGATGGTAAACCTTATCCTCTGCAGACACAACATTGTTCCAATTAGCTATAAGTGTTTCATCCATCTCGTCAACGTCCGCGAAAGGGCGACCACAGTGCTTAATAATGTTTGCGTGACCAAAGTGTGTGTCGCTGATAAGAAAAGTTTTCATAGCAATCTTTTCTACAGCCTCATCTCTGCCTGCAACGGCACGAAATCTTTATAGAAACCGCCACAACGCAAACACTTAAACCCCGCAGCCACATCCGCGCGAGTCAATCCCGCCGTCGCACCACAACGCCCACAAATCTTATGCACCAGCTCAAGAGTTTGCGGCATCAAAAAGCCCCGTCATTTTACGGTTGTACCTTTCCCGCACATGGCCCCAAGCCTCATTCTGCACTTCATCAAAAGTATTGTCGTTGCCACGCTCCGCATCAGACTGAAGCAAATATAGTGTCAGCTTCTCTAACCAAAAGTCGAAAGTACGATCAGCAAACCGAGCCTTATACCCACCCTCAGACTTCATATAGTTGTCGTACGCCTCCTCGCAAGCGTGATAAAGCGACGCCCCCAGCGCATCCCACTCCTGATCGCCCATACCAGCGGGCCTCCCAATAACGTCCATCACAACCTCATCTCTGCTTGAAGTATCTTCGACATTGTTGCCTGCGCCATAATCTCCGACTCAATCGTACGCAACTTCATTCGAATCCTGTTCACCGATGCCTTAGCCAAATCTCTCTCAAACCTGAGCTCCGAACACGCAAGCTTCGCACCCGCCTGCCTCTCTGCAACCGAGCCTGCACCAGATATAAACGTGCGAGCCTCCTCTTTGTCCAAATCAGATTCAGCTCTAGCCAAAACAATCTCAGCCTCATACAGTGCCTCCACCCCCCGCCTGTTCATCGCCGTAAGATCCGCCAACTCTTGCACTATTACCGATGCTGTCACAAAGCATCACCAACCTTTCACAATAAACGCCACGCCAAAACAGTTCATCATCGCTACGGGTTCGAACCGCATGCTGATACGCCTCCCCAATCTCACGAAGACTTCCCATCAACACCGAGCTGCTCTGCACGATCCTTCACCTTACCTAACACTGTTTGGGGTGCGCCCGCAGTGGACGCCTCAGCCCATAATAGTCGCAACGCATCCACATCAGTCAACAGTTCAGCCTCAGCCAACCAGTCACGTTTTACTTGTTTAGTTTCATGCCTTGCAACTTTCATCATCTCCTCAGCGGAAGGACGTTTCGCCCCCGTAAAGTCCCCACCCAAATCTGCCAGAGCCCTACCGATAGCGCTCGTTGCACAGTTCTCCACCATCGACACCTTATTTACCGGTGAAGTATCAGGGCGTTCCTCCGCCATATCAGAGGTCACAGGGCGCGCATCTTTCCGGTCAAGATATATTTCCGCACGAACCACAACCTGCTCAGCACTAAAATGGAGTATCTCCGTCAGAATGCGACCGTCAGGGTGCGCCGCCCAAAACTTATCGATGCGCTCCGCAACCGTCGAATACTGTGTGATATCAAAGCGAGCCATAATTTTCCCCTAAATAGTTTTCGATTACACCGTTAGCGAACTCGGAAACCCCAAGCCCCACCTCGTTAGCAGCCTCCAAAAGTGTTGCATAAACTGCATGGTCGAACTCGATCGACACTGTCACCTTAACCATTGTTCACCCTTTCCCACAGCCTGTTAGCTGTATCCTTTAGCGCTGCAATCATTTCCTCGTCACGCTCAATCATTACCACGCGAGGCTCAAACCAGCCAGGAAGAAACATCGACCCTTCCGGTGTGTTCACTTCCTCCCGCAACATCCACGCAAACACACACCGAGCCGTATCCGTACAATGCATTTGCCACTGCACCTGCCGCCGATACTGGATCGGTAGCTTCTCAGGGTTCCAATCCTTCCCCGTCGTTTTAATCTCACTAATCTGTGAATGATCCAACGAAATTCCATCAGGGGTAGCCATATGGTGCGGGAACTGCCCGTTACGAATCAGCCAATCATTCGGCATCACCCCATAATCGTTCTTGAGAATCATCGCTATCGGTGTTTCCCACACCCGACCAAACACCATGTACGGGTTGTCTTGCTCAACAAAGTCTGCCGAATAGTCTTCTACCGCCTGCTCGAACCCGCCAGGCCCAGAGCCCGCCTTAGCCACCTGTGTAGCCGTCACACCCGACCGTCGAGCCTCCAACCAACCATCAGAGCTCAACCCTTTCGATGCGACAAACCTGCCCGCGTCAATCATTACCCATCATCCTTTTCCACCGTTCGCTAGCCATCTGCTTCGCCTCCGCAACAATCTCATCTGATGCCCCCTCCAACGCAACCTGCAACTCCTCAAAAGTTGCCAACCATATTGCCCCACTGTCCGAATAGGCATCAAACCGTTCCCGCATTATCAGCTTCGACAAAGCGTAAGCTTCCAAACTTGTGACGTTCTCAACCATCGTCTAACCCCCTTACACTTAGTCTATGAGTGACGACCGACGGATGAGCCCAATACGCGAATTTATGGAACTCGTCGACAAGTCAGGTGGTGTTGCCTGCCAAGACGTCCCCGCCATATTTTTCCCCGAGGATTATGCAGACAAACAAACCCGCGACTATGCGATCAGGACTGCCCGCGCACTCTGCAACGAATGCCCCCTAAAAGCAGCATGTTTCACTTATGCTGTGGAAGCTCAAGAACCTTACGGGATCTGGGCCGGCACGTTACCGTCGGAGCGCTAACCGTCTTCTTCGACATCGGCAAGTTGTGCCTGGTATGCCCAAGCGTTCAAATGCAACCGTAAAGTGTGCGCCTGCTTCCGGCTTAGGGTGAGTGTCCCTGGTTCGCCAATCTGCCACACATCATCGCGGAGTCGAATGTGAACCTCACGCCCGTCAGGTATCACATCCATCTGGTCACTCATTGCCGGTGTCAAATCCGTCATCGAACGCTGCCTGCTTTACAGCTTCAAGCCACACATCAAAATCTTCCCCATCATTACCATCCTCATCATTCACATCAAACCAACTCCACGCAACCTCCCGGTAAGTAATCCACGCATCCCTCAACCGTTCAATGTTTATTTCCAACCGTTCACTCATGCTCTCCCCCTTCGATTCACATTCACCGTACCCCAAACAAGCAACAACAACCCCACCAAACTCAACCCATTGATCGGCGCGAACGGGTCAACAAACCCAGGCGCAAACATACACAACGCCCCCACCACAACTAGCACCCAGCCGGTCACAGGTTCACCAACAGGACAGCCAACCCGACACCGAGCGCCACAACAATCAGCACCCACCCGAGCATCGATTGCTTCTCACGACGTCGAATGTCACGCCGTAAAGTTTGCAAAGCAACATGGTTCGCAGCTTTCATCGGAGCAGGCACACCCCTCCACAACATGACCGCGCGGGCAAACAGTTTCTCATCCGAAATAATCCGCATACGATCCACAGGCGACAAGGTGCGACGGTGCGCCATATCCCACTCCACAATTTCACGCAACTCGTCATCGTAGAGTTGTTGCGCCTCGACCTCGATGTTTTTGTAATAGCCCATGTCTACCATTGTACAGTCCTTTCGTTGCCTTTACTGTAAGGCCTCACGCAAATTTCATTAAGCAGGCGACGGTCACAGGTTGGTAACGGTTTGCGGGTTTGGCTTTAGGACTTGCGCTCATTGTGTCTAGTGGTATACATTGGTCTTATGAGCAACCCCACCACTACCCCCGCTGGCTCCGCTAGCAGAAAGCAGGCTCTCATGTCTACGATTACCTCCGCAGACCGCCACACACTTGCTGACCTCCGCGAACGCGCACAAGGTAGCAGCAACCAGGTTCTCGCGGGAATCTTGCAGACCGTACTTCAGGTTGAATCCTTCCCCCACAGCTACACTCCCGAGGCAGTCACACTTGCCGAAAGTGTCCTAGGCTCTGCGAGCAGCGGAGGCCAAAACTTCATCGCCAACGTCCAAAGCTTTGCGAAGCTTTCCCTCACCGGAAGTCACCTCAAATGAAGCGGGAGGCGCACGACTTCGAAAACGGAGCCTGCGCAATTTGCGGAGAAACCCTCGAATGGTTCATTCTTGCGAGCAAGTGATCAACGCAGAGAGGAGCCTCGCTTCGGCGGGGTTTTTCTCTTTCCCCCACAAACCGAAAAAGGACTGTACGATGGTATTCATGGACTCCTACGAATACGACAACCTCAGCATCGAAAAACTTGCAGACATCCGCGTCTGGCAACTCGAACGCCTAGAACGTGTCACACAAGCCCTCAGAGCCCGCGTAAGAGCCGAACACACCCAAGGCGATAACATCAAACGGTTAGCGAAAAAGCTTGGCGTTACAAGGGCCACAGTGTACGCCTGGCTTGCAGAATAAAAACCCTACTGACAGGAAGTGCAGTCCAAAGCGTCGGCAGGATCGACCGGCACCTCATAGCCATCAACGCGCTCCACAGCGTCAAGCCGCCCCATCACTTTGCAGCCTTGTCGTAAGTCAGCACTGAAGTCAACAGGGACATGACACCGGCAAGCGCAGCCACCGAAACAACCTGCCCCCACTCCACATCCAAAATACCTACAGCACCCACACCAATAGTTGCAATCGCCACCTGCGCCACAGTTTTCACTGCACGCTCAGCCGAAAAATTCCAGTACGCCTTCAACTTATCCATCCGTGTTCTCCACTCTCTTATCGTCATACGCCGCCCCAAAAATGTAGGACGTAAGAATCAAACTTATCAGCGCAACCCCACCGGTAATCAGGTCGCCTGCACCGAGCCGGTCTTGCCACACCGCAACAATCGATGACACAACAAGGGCGACACCGAGGGCGAACGCCGCGAAAATGTATCTACGTCTAATCTTCCACTTAGGGTTGCTCATCGTGTCAGCACCGCAATCAACGGTGACACTACCGCGGCGAGGAAACCGAACGCACCGATAGCCTGCCACATCCGCATCTCAAGTTTACGAATCCGCAACTCATGGTCTTCAATCTTTAGCTCACTGTCGGGCAGACTGTTCGCAATTTTCTCTAACAGTTTCCCTTGCCGTTGCACCTCAAGATAAATGTCCCGCATGGAAACCCTTACCGCTAGAGCTTCTTGTTCGTCACTCATCGGATTGCACCTTCGTTGATGGCTCGCTGTAACGCGCTAATCGTTAGGCGCCCCCACACCCCATCAGGTTTCACGTCAAGAAGAAGCTGTACAGCCCGTCGAGTGTTTGGCCCGAACACCCCATCAGGTTTCGCTCCAGCCCATCTCTGGATAGCTGTGTAAGTCATCCTTCCCGGCCTGCCGTCGATACGGCCTAGAGGGAACCCGGCGTTAGTGAGTGCAGTCTGAAATGCTTTCCACGTGTTGCGCCCCAAACGCCCATCCACCTTGAGCAGTGCAGGCTTTACGACGACGGGAGCACCGTCAAGGAAAGGTACGGGGTCCAGCGTATTTCCCCAGCGTCCGCCACGTTTGCGAACCTCAAAATGGAGATGGTTTCCTGTGCTCGCACCGGTAGTCCCAGACGTGTAAATGAAGTCGCCCGTCACAACCCGTTGGCCTTTACGCAACCCGGTACGGTGCGCCCCATGATAGTAGACCGTCACAATCTGCCCATGGTCAATAAGGACAGTATGCCCACCACCGCGAGGGCTCCACCCAATCTTCACCACAACACCATCGCCCGCAACAGTTACCGGGAACACCCCTGCAACATCGACCCCGTGATGAAAAGCCCGCCTCCCCGTAATAGGGTGACGCCTCCAACCGTAAGGACTTCTCGCGTTGATTGTTCGACCTTCCGGCCAAGGGTTACGGAGTTTCATCTTGCACCTCAATCCAGTCCGTCGTGTCTTCGTCCCACACATATTGCCCACCATCGGCAGGATAATCTATCGGTGCCACCCACAAACAGGTTGCCTCATCGAGTACCCATGAAGGGTAAGGGGTTGGCGGAATAAAAGCGTCACGGTCAGCATCATAAGTGAAACCGATTCCGGCATAGTTGAACCGGAAAGCTTGGGTTTGGTCTTCGGAAGGTTCCCCATCGGTGTAGTGGATACCGCCGTTAGTGTTGTAAGAAGTTCGAACCCAACTTCCTCCAAGGTTATCGACAAGCCACTGATACCCCTGGTCGTCGCTTTCACTGTCACCCACAGTAACCCGCAACACAAAATTACGTTCGTCAACTTCCGCCCAGTGCGCCATAACTAAATCCTTGTCCGCACGATAACAACACCTGAGCCGCCCGCACCAGAATTAGCTTTTGCCCCCCCTGAACCTGAGCCTGTGTTTGCTCCGGCTGAAGCCGAGTTGCTATTTGACCCGTTAGTTCCTCCACCAAGCCCGCCAACACCGGCGTCGCCACTGCCACCACCGCCCCCAATATAAAAGTTTCCGCCAGAAACTTGCCCAACGGCTTGTGCTGTCGCAATCGTGGTGGAAATTATTGTGGACACAATTCCGTTGCCACCAGTCTTGTCTGCCCCGCCCGAGTTTCCTTGCCCCGCTTCACCTGTGCCGCCACCGCCAGAGGCTAGGTTTCCCTCTGTCGTGGACCCACCAGCGAACCCTTGATACAAAGTTCCAACGCCCGCAAAAGTTATAGCATCAACTACGTCCGTCCTCCAAAACCCTTGACCACCGCCGCACCCACCAGAACGAGCGTTGCGGTACTGGCTACCGCCACCACCGCCGCCCAGACCAACAATATCTGAGCCTAAAGAAGAATTACTACCATTGTTCCCTGTGGCATCGCTGCTGTGCCCTGCGCCACCAGCACCAACTGTAACAGTGAAAGTCCCCGCTGCGATTGTTTCACTAGGGAAAGGAACCCGCGCGCCCCCAGCACCCCCACCGCCAGAACGGTTCCCGTCAAACCCGGTTCGCCCCCCAGAAGCACCCCCACCCTGAACCAAAAAATCTATAAGGCCCGGCTTAGTGACAACAAGCGAACTATTCGATTTGAAAACCCAGTAACTCCAGTTACCGTCTGAGTTTGAATAAGTGCCTGTCGGAGTTGTAGAAATAGCGCACCAGTCAAGATTGTTTAAAGCCGCTGAAGCTCGGTTGGAGCGTTCCTGACCTTTGCCGATAGTCGATTGGGTCATACTTGTTACAGCCACAACAACCCCTAAACTGTTATCTCGGCACCGAACACGTTGATACTCAACCGGTCAGCAGTTTCAGCCTTCACCGAAAGAACATCCGTCGCAGCCACCGTGACACCCAGCGTGAGCGTCGTCGAATCATTCGCAGCCACCGGCACATCGTAGGCAATGTAATGCTTGTTCGAGATAGCATCCCCATCGACACGCACCGCGATCCGAAAACTGTCAGCGCTCGCGTTACGGTTCGCAATAATAATTGTGCTAATAACGGTCTCCTTGCCCGACCCCACCGTGTAAATATCCGTCAAAGCCGTCGTCGTCAAATCAACCTGCGCCAAAGAACCATAATTTGTTGCCATCAGTTAGCCTCCCATAAGTAGAAAATTAGTTTCAAAACCGCCGCCACCCGAACCACCCGCAGCAACCCATGCGCTCCCAGAATAAAACTGCAACGCATCCACATCCTTCAAAAACGCATGCTGCCCTTCCTCAGGTGCCGTAATAGCAGCATCCCTCGCAGTAGCATTCGCAAACACCGGAATGCTTTGCGACATCAAAAAAGTGTTTACCTGCTCAGCAGTAAGCACCGCCCCAGCACCAAACGTCCTAAACCCTGCCGGAACAGCCACAAAAAACTCCTATCAAAAACCGAGGTGATTAGTGTCAAGTATACCGAACAGCACGTCATCCAACACAAAGAACGCAAACTCTAGCGACGACAAACGCAACGACACCTGATGCGACATCGGCCCCACCTCATGCGACACACCAATCACCTGCGCAAACCTATCAATCGGCGCACCCACACTATTAGGTGTGAACTTCACCTCAACAACATCACCAATCTCTAACGCCAACACATCGGCAACCTGCCCCGCAGCCAACCCATCCACATCAATAAGCAAAGTTTCAAACCGATACTCAGGCTCACCAAAACGTGCCACAACAAAATCTGCAATGTTTTGCACAACAGAAGCAGAAGCACACAACACCGTAAGCTCCTCCGAAATCACCCCAAACGTTGTCTGCGAACTCACATTCTCCGCCACAGCCGTAGACAACGGTGCAGAAACAGTAACCCGGTTCACCATCAACTCAGTACCATAATTCACCTGCACCTGGTTGTAAGGCACACCCGAACCATCATCCGCAAACACCAACACGTCACCCGTCCGAGGTGTCGCCGAAGTACGCGAACGAAAAACCAAATCACCACCCTTACCCACAAACAGTTGCCCCTGCTCCGACACCTCCACCAACTGCAAATACTCCAACGCATTCTGCCCCTCAAACACGTCAGAACATAAAAACGAATCCCCAACATCGACAAAGCGACGGTCTTCAGGCCACCGCACCGAATCCATATCCAACACACGACTCACCCTCGCCCCACTTAGCTCAGGTGTCGCCGTACCAGAAGCCACCACAGAAGTGCGAGCCAACCGGGTTAAATCATCCACAGCCCTCACCAAAGCAGAAGACCGACCGCCCGGATCATAAGAATAATCCCAATCCTCGACAACCCCCGTGAACTGCACAACCGACCCCGACGTCACACGAATAGCCACCCGAGGGATAGGGTCAATCTCCGTCGCACCAAAAGGATCAAAAAAGCGTGACTCGTTATTCAAAACAACACTCAGTGTTCCTGCAGAGAACCGGTCAAGCTGGCGGTTCTTTCCCCGCCGCACAGACACACTACGCACAAAACGGCTCACATCATAAAAAAACACTCCACCCAAAGGGAACTCTGTGTTGTCCAACACACCCGCAACCGGGTCGTCCAGAATAAAACCGCGCACACGGCCCACCTCGACCGTAGTGTCATGCATTAGACACCCACAAACACACGGCCAGAAGAACGCTCATAAGTTTTAATTGCAGACACAATCTGCTCCCCCAACTGTGCCCCACTCGAACCCATCCCCGCATTCACCGTAATGTTGTACGTCGCACCCATCGACCCCATCCTGTCCAACGGAATAACAGCCTCATCCTGCCCACCCTCACCAATGTTCGCAATAATTCCGCCAGGTCTTGCCTTCACAATCCCACCATCAGCAAGCCTCGGCAAATTTAGTCGCGGCACTGTAGGAATGTTCACCCCAAAATTGAGCGCAGGACTAAACCCTGTAGCAGGAACAGACACACTAATTTTATTCAGCCCACGAATAATGCTGTTTATCCCGTTGATAAAAAAGTTGATGAACGTTTCCCACATGCCGATATACCCGTTGATAGTTGCCTTAAAGAATTTGCCCACCGCCTCCAACACAGTAAAAAACCCATCCTTAAACCCAGACCAAGACACCAACAGAAAGTCTGTGAACGCCCCCCAAATTTTCTGCCCTGTTTCCGTCAACGTAAAGAACGCGACAAGCCCCGCAATAAGGCCAACAATCAAAGTGATAACAAGACCTATCGGGTTAGCCTTAAGCGCAGTGTTGAAAGCGCGCGTTGCAACAGTAGCGACACCCTTAGCCGCAGCGAATCCGAGCGTTGCAAGTTTAGACACACCCAAAACCGTGTTGAACAGTTTGACACCCAAAACGAGGGCACCAATAGCAATCGCCACATTAGCAACCACCACAGCGTTCTCCGTAAGGAAAGCTGTAAAGCCAGCCAACACGGGAAGCAACGCATTGATGATCATCATAAACACTGGCAGCAACTCGATAGCCAACTGAAGCACCGTAGCGGCAATCTGAACCATCACCGGCAGAATAGGAATCAGTTGCGTAATCAAACCCGGGAGGGCAGAAACCAGCTGGGTAATCGTTGGAGTCAAAGCTTTGAACGCAGGGATAAGCGCATCACCAACCTGCTCGATGACAGGCTTCAAATCCTCAACAAGAGTCTCCATCGTTGGCCCCAATTCGGTGCCAATAGCAATACCCACATCGTTCACAAAACTGCCAAGAATCCCTAACTGTGCGCTAAACGTTTGCAACTGCTTACCGGCAACGTCTTCAGCAGTCCCGCCCGCATCTAGCAATGCCTTCTCATACTCACGGATCGCTTCAGAGTTGCCTAGCAACGCCAACGTACCGTTAAGGGTTTCCTCCGTATAGCCCAGCTGTGAAAGTTTTGCCCGCTGCTCCTCCGTAGACAAACCATTAAACGCGGTTTCCATATCGCCGATGATGTCGGCCATGCTGTTGAAGTTTCCTTCAGCATCGAAAACCTCAATACCCATTTCCTTGAACGCGGCAGAGTTTCTTTCCGCACCTTGAGTCATACCGCGAAGGGTTGCGTTGAAAGTTGTTCCAGCCTCCGACCCCTTGATGCCCTGGTCTGCAAACACAGCCAAAACCGCGACACCTTCCTCGGTCGCAATCCCCAGGTTGCGCATCGACGCGGCAGCCTTGTTCGTGAGAGCCTCGGAGAACTGTTCAACAGAGGCGTTCGCTAAAGTGTTCGCCTTAACAAGAATGTCAGACAGTCCGGCCATGTTGGCAAGGTTCTCAGCGGCATCATCAGACGACAAACCCAACGCAGACTGTGCGTCAGTAAGAAGGTCAGTCGCCGTAGCCATATCAAACATGCCCGCCTGCGCAAAGTTTGCCATGGCAGGCAAAGCGGCAATCGAAGCCTCAGCATCCAAACCGGCAGACGCCAAAAAGAAGTACGCTTCCGCAGCCTGCTCAGCACTAAACGTAGTCGTCTTAGCAACCTCACGGGCAGCATCAGACATGTCATTACGCAACACATCCGACACATCACCCATGATCGCAATCGACTTGTTCATTGCAGAATCAAAATCGGCAAACGCCTTCACCGACGCAATACCGATACCAGCCACAACCGCAGTCGCCCCAGCAATCGCCTTACCGATACCGGAAGCAAAACCCTTCAAATCCTTTTCGGCCTGCCGCAAACCTTTAGGGTCAGACCGGTAACTGATAGGTAAAACAATAGGCTTAACCATTAGCTCCCCCTATTCAGTTTCGCAATAAACTTATCGATGGAACCGACAGCTATCACAACAATTCGCGGCATTTGGGTTCTAAAAGACTTGAACACAAACCTTCCGCCCTTACCGTCCAAAGGGTGGCGGCGTTGCAGATTCTCAATCATTGCCCGGCCTGACGGGGTAAAGCCTTTACTACGGGAACCTGCGCGCTCCGTAATAGACAACAAACGTGCAAACGACGCCTCGCCCTTCACGTTGATAAGCGCCAACGCTTTCCCCGGCTTAGACATAGAATTAGTGACAACCTTGCCCGAGACAGTCCCCCACCGTGGAGCCATCCCCGACAACGGTGCCTGCTTAGGAAAATCGCCAACAATGTTCGAAACCACAGGATTCAAGTTGCTACGCAAATCCTTAGCCAACTGTGACTTTAGAGCAGGCTCAACCCTGTTCAGGATTGCGCGCACCTCAGCAAGTTTCTGCGGTGTCAGCTTCATATCAATGTTGACAAAATCTTTACTCATCCGCGAAACTCCAATCAGAACAATTCTACCGCTTACCCGGTTTCCGCTGACTAGCCTGCGACTTCGACACAAGATAACGGTTCATCGTCCACAACATGCGCGAATCCAAACCCATCAACTCCGTAGGGCTCACCCCAGTCTCACAAGAAATAGAAGCGATAAGCCAATGCATCGACTCATCACCAAGCCCAACTATTCTTTTGGGTCAGCCGCCGAAACCATATCCACCAAGTCAAGCCACTTATCAAACTCGAGCGCCGTCACATTAGTGCGTTTCTCAACATGCCATGCAAGAAAAAACAGGTGTGTCATGCGCACGTTCGACTGTAAAGAAGCCATGCTCAAATCGAAGCGTTCCTCGAAAGCCACAATATCTGCAGCCTTCCCGGTCACGTCATGAGTTGTGCCGTCAACGAAAAGAATCTGTAGGTTGAAATTCATAGGTTATGCCGTTCCTCTAGTAACAACTCCCGAAGCCAACGGCCACGAAATGGACAGGGTAGCAAGATCGCCGATCGAGCTCGCCAGCGGGCTATATTCGGTGCAAAGGAACACACCAGAATAGGAAGGGTTAGTCGCTGATACGACGGAACCACGAGGGGAAACCGTCACGGTAGCGTTCGTGCCCAAAAGTGGGAACAGGGTACTGTCCACGCTTGCGGCCCCGAAATCTTGATGCCAGTCAAGCGAAATGCTTGCATCTTTCAACCCTGCAATACGCTGCACAAAGCTATCGCCGAACGCGGTAACCTCCTGCTCGGCAGCGCTAATGTCGAAAGTAACTGCAGCAATGCTTGTGCTGAAATTAGTCCCGTTGATTGTGATGTTGTAATCAGTAGCGACAAACTTTGCCACGTTATTCTCCTTCTTAGTCTGCGAACACAGTGACAGCGAAATCCGCTGACAAATACGTTATATCTCCTATTGTAACGGACTGCACGTTACTCATCTCAGTAACCCTTACGTCATACGCGCTACCCGCCAAAGTTTTATCTGACTCCACCGCAGCCTTCACCGAACGGTCGCCAGTACTAATCAAAGCGT